ATTGTAATATTTATAAAGCATATTATAAGGATTAAAATTAATTTCATTAAAACCGACATATTTTATGATTTCTAATATAAGTTCATTTGGGATTTTATTAACAAATGTTTTTTTTATAAATTTACGAGTTTTTATAGAATATTGAATTTCGGCCTTTTTCATGTGAAGTTCCATACATATAAAGAATAGACAATAGTATTTCAATTTTAATATTCGTGCTTTTTGAACATACAACCTTTATAGTCTACCCCTTTTATAGGTATAAAAATATTTGTATTTTTATAACTACAATCATTCATCCATATTTTTAAAATACAAAATGTTTTTTTGGGAGACACACTAATACCATTCAAGTGAGATAATATTTGTTTTTCTTTAACTAATTCACCTCCAATCATATGATATAGAATTTGTCTCCATACGTATTCTATATCTTTATTATGAATTTTAAATGAAAAACTACCGCCTTCACGATTACTAGGTTCTTCCCATAAAGGTTGGATATCATCTTTCATTACAAATACTAAAGATTTCTTTAATACATCACTACCTAATTCATTATTCAATGATATAATTTGATTTAATTCATTACACTTGAATAATTTATAATAACTTTCATAAGACCAATCATTTGTATTTTGTAAATGAATATAAAAAGTCCAATTTGCCCATAATTCAGTCATAATATATAGTACGATATTTATTTATATCAAGAGTATATATTATTAGAATCATTCGCGTATATACAATTAAACACTTTGGTTAATAATTTTTTTAAAGATTATATTACGAACTAACCACATAACTTTTTACGCGATTTGACGGATTTGTTCCAAATACAAAAAATATAATTAATGTTGTATACGTATATAATATAATAGGAATAAATACTAACAACCAAGATATTATTTTCATATTTTGCATACAAAATGCTTGTAAAATTAAAGTAAATAATAGTCCTATAATTAATTTTACAATAGCATCATTGTATTTTTTATTCGACATTTCTGTTATCACGTGAATTAATATGAAAATTAAATATAATAGAGCAGGAGAACATAAACTAGTTAATATCATTATATAATATTTATATTTAAAAAATAATATATAAATTATGATAATGGATAATATAAGTATTTTAATGAGACAAACTACTTATACCAAAGAAGAATGCACCGAATTATTAAAAACAAATACACTAGAAGAATGTATATCAAAATATCTAAATATAGAAAAAAAAGAAGAACCTATAAAAACAACCAATCAAAATATTTTTAAAACAATACGCGAGTTTTTTTAGAAAAACATTTTTCCTAATGGATGAGATATACGTTTAGGTTGATTTTCTTTTAATATAGATATTTGTTCTATATTTTTATGTATTCTTAGGCTACATACAAAATCAGTTACATCTAACATATTATCATTCATTTCATATTTTATATTTTGTAAGGTATCTAATCCATCTCTAACTTCTTGTATATTTTTTATAGTAGGTCTTCCTTTACTTACAGTCCGAGACAACCCATCTACAAAATGTAAAATATTCATATTTCCAATAGTATAAAAATTATCACGATTAATGATTAGGTTTTTCATTAAAGCTCTACTATAAATAACATTGTCTTCAAACCCCCATGTCCAAAAAGACGGAAATCCGTTTATTTTTTCAAAATCTTCACCTTTTATTGAAAATATACCACCTAAACAAAATGTAAATCCGTAAAAATGTTTTATTATATTTTTATCGGTATTATAATTAATTAAATTCTTTTTATAAGGCAATGTATCAATATCATGAAAAACAAATGTTATGTCTTTATAATTATAATATGTTTCTTTAGCATATAAAAACCCTATATTTTTCATAGCTCCACGATTGAATGGTCTATTGTCTTTTTGATGAACAAAAATAATTTGATAGTTGTAATCTTCTAGAATATATTCCATATGTCTCATAAAATAAAATTTATGTTGTTCTCTATCTCTATAAGGGACAATTATAATTAATTCAATCATATCATAGTATATTATATTTTTTTTTGATTTGTTCCGGTAAGAATAATTTTTCATATCCTTCTAATTTTTTGAAACATTTATTAATGGTTACTTCACTAATTTGACTAAATTCATGAATCATTTTTTTACTTACATTTAAATTACATTTTTGACATACTAAATATATAATACCAGTAGATATAGAATGAGGTGTATTTTCAGATACAAGTCTTTTAGATTCCACAATTGAAGCTATGAACAAACATAGGTGAGTCAATTCTGAGTTCATTCCTAATTTACTACAATAACGGTTTATAAATGAACTAGGGGTTGTATTATTTAAAAGAGTCTTATCTTCTGTAAATTCTTCTATATCATTTAAGATACTTAAAGCATTTTTACACCCTTTTGTAGCACTTGTATTATCTAGATTGAAAATAGTAGCAATTTCCTTAGATGTACGTGGATTTCCATTTACACTAAATGATATATATATTGATGCTGCTAATAATCCGTCACGATTTAAACCGCGATATGTTTTTTCATTTGAAATTTTATCATAATAACGAATCGCGTCATTGATAATTAATTTAGAAATACCGCCTTTACTTGCTAATACACTTATAATTTGAAAATCGTCGTATTTAGACTTTTCTTTATAAGGCATAGATTGCCATTCCGTATAACGTCTTATTTTTCGCATTTCATAAGTTGATTTACTATTACACATTATTCTACAACCAAATGAGGATTCTTTTAATAGATTATTGATAGGCATTCCACAACGGGATGGATCTGGTCCGCTATTATCGTCTGCTCCATAAAATCTCCATTCAGCCCCATAGTCCATAGTATCGGTTATAAGTATTCCACAAGTTACATTTCCACAACAATAAAAGCCTTCTTCCGTTATCCTCAATAATGAATTACACGCTTTACATCTTGATTTTTTTTCTATATCATAAATAGGTTCCACTTTTGTTTTTTCAAAATGTTTCCATAAATCTTTATTCATACATAGGAATATGTATAATATATTTAATTCAATTTTATTTTATAATATTATTATAAATGGGCATTTCTTCTTCAATGCCAATGAAAGAAGAAATGAATGAAAGTTCAAATGATATAAGTAATTTACCTGAACAAATAGATGATATTGCGGTTGGGTATATATTAACCCAAAATACAATTGATTTAATACGATTAGGTGATAAAGAATATTATGACAATATGATTATACTAACTAGTAGCATATTAAATAAAAGATTAAGTAAATTAGAATTAGGATTTTTAAATCAACGAATTACAAATGGAATTCAAGAACCTATTTACGCACAAGATAAACACGATATTACGAATTTAATTCCAAAAAATGACGCAATGAAAAACAAAATGCTTCACAATATTTCAAAATACTATATGAAAATAATAACTATATATAGTGCGATTGTTGCTACAATGGATCCACAATACTTTTATGAAGATGAAGATGGTAATCGTAAAACATTTTATTTAAAAGATTTCAATGAATACAAAAATATACCACATAACGCGCAGCCACGAATTAGTCAAATTACAAATCCACTTAATCTATGTCGTAAAAGATTAAATATATTAAAGAATAAACTAAATATAGATGGTGATAATGTTACCATTAATCCAGGAGAAAAATTATGTTCGTTAGATGAACCAACCAAAAGATTAAATGAAGAAATTGGTATTAAAGAATTAGACTTATTATATTATGATATTTTTGACTCCACCGAAAAAAAATGGGCAAAAATGAGTAATAAAATGAAAAAAAAATACAATAAAGATTTAACGTTATTCTATCAAATTTTTACTGGTAAAAAAAATAAACCAAGTGAAATTAAGTCTTTTCATGACATTGAAATGCTAGATTTTAAAACATTCGACCATTGTAATAAAAATAATTTTATAAAAGATATAACTGTTTCAAAAAATAATAAATTAATTCAAAAATACTTAGATAAAATATATATTATTCAACAACATACAAATACTACCAAGGAAAAATTAATGTATATATTAAAAAAAATCTTTATTTCGGATAATAATCAATATAAAATAAATCCCGAACTTACATTAGATAAAGTATTTAGTTTAGAGAATGATACAAGAGAAGTTATTCTTCACCTTTATACAACTTGTGAAAAATATTTCGTTCAAGCATTATTAATTTTTGAGAAAATATTTGAAGAAAACGTTCATAGTTTAAATATAGAAAGAGATACCAATATGAAAAATACATTTGTCATACCAACAACAGGTATAAGTATAACGCCTGATTCTGTCACGCCTAATTCTGTCCCACCTAATTCTGTCCCACCTAATTCTATCACGTCTAATTCTATCACGCCTAATTCTATCACGCCTAATTCTATAACTCCTAAAAATAATTCAGTTAATCAATCTGTTTCTGAAAAAATACAATCTAGTATTATGGACACATTTGGCTTTGGTAAAACAACTGAAAAAGAAGGTAATCAAACAGAAGATTTGGTAAAAAAAACGACTAATATTATAGAACCAAATACAACTATTAGCCCTAATGAATCAAATATATCTCAAACTACAATATCTAAAGAACCGAATAACACTGAAGCTTCACCAACCGAAGTTCCAACCAATGCTCCAACCAATGCTATTGAAGTTCCACCAACCAACGAACCAACCAACGCTATTGAAGTTCCACCAACCAACGAACCAACCAACGCTATTGAAGTTCCTCCAACCAACGCTCCAACCAATGCTATTGAAGTTCCACCAACCAATGCTCCAACCAATGCTATTGAAGTTCCACCAACCAATGCTCCAACCAATGCTATTGAAGTTCCTCCAACCAATGCTCCAACCAATCCTATTGAAGTTCCTCCAACCAATGCTCCAACCAATGCTATTGAAGTTCCTCCAACCAATGCTCCAACCAATGCTATTGAAGTTCCTCCAACCAATGCTCCAACCAATGGTGAAAATAAATCACAAGAAATTATTTAAAATAATCATATTAATGCATTAAATCTTTCATGGATTTCATTAACTTGTCCCCATATATATTTGTTTTTGTTTCTTCTTTTATATCTTTATTGAACGTAACAGTCGTTTTTTCTTTTATTTCATTACCATACGAATCTACCGAAACACCCGTTTTTTTTTTTATCTGCTCTCTAACATACGAGGGTACCCAATGATTCCAGCTTATCAATAATAAATTAGGATGAATATATTTACATAAAAAATTATCTAATTCCAATTTATCTATAATATAATTTAAACATTCGCTGAAATTATAATTTGGATAACCGATTAATATTTCGGGCATTAAATAACTACAAAAATTATTTTGTATTCTTTGTCTAGATGCTATTTTTATCTTACTATGTATTTTAGATAATAATTTATTATATATTTCAACTCTGTTTAAATCAATCTTTTTTTTTGTCTCATAAAGGTCTTCTATATTTAATCTAGGGACATCCATTATTATTTTTATATATAAAATAATAATGAATTTACTTCATAATTGTATTTAAAAATGTATCAAATGTTTTATCATCTAATTCCGCATCATAATAATATTTTTCATTTTTATATACTAATACAATAGTTGGGTAAGATTCTATATTATAAGCATCAGCCATATCCGTATTTTTTTCGGCATCTATTTCTGTAAAGGATATACTATATTTTGAATTTACATATTTAGTTTTAATGGATTTCATTTTTTCTAAAGTTTTGGTTGAATGTGGACACCATTTCGCGTAAAATATATAGATATCACCTTTATTATAATTTACATTTTCTTTATATTCATTGTTTTCAACAAAATCTTTATTTATTTTATTATTATTCTTATAATAAATATACAATAAATAAATAGACACACATATTAATAAGAATAAAACAATATATACAAACATTATTATGTAATACTATTTTATTATTTTTATAATAACGTATAAATAATAAAATATGTATATACTATGATTGTTAAAGTATATAATAATAATAAATATGTTGTTGTAAAATCTCTAAATGATCTACACTATTATCGTGAAATCATGCGTTTAAAATTGAATCATATAAATCAACAATCAAATACTAAAAAAATGATTCAAGATAAAATAAATTTTTTTTCTTCTTAATATTCAATGACATTATATACAAATGAAGAATATAATAGTGGAGATGGTATGCTTACTACGATTTGGGGTCCAAGCTTATGGCATTATCTACATACAATGAGTTTTAATTATCCAAATAATCCTACGAATAATGATAAAAAATATTACCGAAATTTTATTTTACAATTAAAGAATGTATTACCTTGTAAACATTGTCGTATAAATCTTGTGAAAAACTTAAAAGAACTACCTTTATTAAATAAACATATGAAATCACGTGAATCATTTTCAAGATATATTTATTTATTACATGAACATATAAATACAATGTTATGTAAAAAATCAAATCTAACCTACGATGATATTAGGGAACGTTATGAGCATTTTAGAGCAAGATGTACAAAAAAAGTAGTAAAAAAAGAAAAGGGATGTACTGAGTCATTATATGGTGAAAAATCAAAATGTATAATAAAAATAGTACCTAATAAAACAAAATGTAAAACATTTCAAATAAATAAAAGTTGTAAAAAACGTAGATTAAGAAAATCTACTAAAATCATTTAATATCGGCATTGGTAAATAATCACCAACCGAAGTTGACCTATAATTTGGAACCTTTTTACAATCAAATGATGGTTCAGGGCATCTTTCACACGCTGGACATGGAGGACAATTTCCGTCTGTGCTTTTTAGTTTTTTTAACTCTTCTTTCAAGGTTTCAATTTGACTTTTATATTCACTTATATTCGTCTCGTTTGGTGTTAATTTGTTATCAAATAATCCTTTTATTGAATTTGTTAACCCATTCGTTTCTGGTTCTACAGTAGCGGCCTTGTCTTCACTTTCCATTGTTTGTTTGAACGTATAATTAGATTCTTTATTTTTACTTTTGGATTCTTCGTCCTTTTCAATAACCGTTTCGGATGTTTTTGTTTTATCCGTATCATTTGCGCCTATAAAAGGTGGGCAAGCAGGACATACAGGCGGAACAATTTGACTTTTCAATATATAATCATCATCATTACAATCACCTGTTTGACACGTCGGAATTGGCATATCTTCAAAACCTTCTGAGAAAGACCCTAATATAGAAAATAAAACAACAACCGAAAATAATAAGAATAATGTATATTTATTTTTCATTATATTTAAAATAGAAAAAAAAATTGATTTAATCTATCATAATAATCTATTATAATGATAGGAGTAGATGAAGCCGGACGAGGACCATTATTTGGACGTGTTTATACTGCGGCAGTTATATTACCAGATGACTTTGATTTATCCTTATTAAAAGATAGTAAAAAGTTTACTTCGGAAAAAAAAATAAAGGAAGTGTATAATTATATTAAAAATAATGCTTCATATTATATTACTTACAAAGATGAATCGTATATTGATAAAGTAAATATTTTAAACGCAACTTTAAGATCTATGCAAGAATCTGTTTTTGGGATTTTAAATACTTATAAAGAAGATTTAAGTAATGTAAAAATATATGTAGATGGAACGCAATTCAAACCGTGCTTCTATAATGACAAATGGATACCATATGAATGCGTTATAAAAGGTGATTCAATACATAAATGTATTAGCGCTGCTTCTATTTTAGCAAAAGTAGAAAGAGATGAATATATTCGCGAATTATGTAAAGAAAAGCCTGAACTAGACGAACGTTATTGTCTTTTAAAAAATAAAGGATATGGAACTAAAACGCATATTGAAGGAATTAAAACATATGGTTATTGCGAATATCATCGTAAGAGTTTCAAATTAAAACAATTAGGAACCACACATTGAACATTCTTCTTCTTTTTCTGGTACAACCGTAAACTGTTGTGCTTGGTGTTTTGCTTTGCGGCGTAAATAATACATACCTGTTTTCAATCCAGCTTTCCAAGCATATAAATGCATATTGGTTAAAATCTTATAATTAGGGTCTTCTACCCATAAATTCATAGATTGACTTTGACAAATAAAGGCCCCACGATCTTTTGACATGTCAATAATATTTTTCATAGACATTTCCCATACAATTTTATATTTTGCTTTAATATAATCAGGAATCTCTGCGATAGATTGAACCGAACCTTTGTATTTAACAATATCATTTTTTATAGAACTATTCCAAATATTCAAATCAATCAACTCTTTCATTAAATGTTTATTGATAACCATAAATTCACCGGCTAATGTTCGTCGTGTATACATATTACTCGTAAATGGTTCAAAACATTCATTATTTGCTAAAATTTGACTGGTGGATGCTGTGGGCATAGGGGCCAAACATAAAGAATTCAATGTTCCGTGATTCATAATTTCTTTACGCAAATTATCCCAGTTATAACGATTTGAAGGTTTCACATTCCACATATCAAACTGAAAAATACCTTTACTTAAAGGTGACCCTACAAATGAATCATATGGTTTGGTTTCTCGCGCTAATTCCATACTTTTTTCCATAGATGCGTGATACATGGTCTCAAAAATTTGGATATTTACTTGTTTGGCTTCTTCGCTATCAAAAGGTAAGTTTAACATTGCGAATGTATCGGCTAAACCTTGAACACCAATTCCAATAGGTCGGTGTTTCATATTACTTAAACGCGTTTTTTCAGTTGGATAATAGTTTACATCAATGATTTTATTCAAATTTTCGGTTAATACTTTTGTAATTTTATGAAGCCCTTTATAATCAAACGTTGGGCATAATAATTTTAACGTATCCATAAATCCGCCAATTTTTTCATTATCTACAAATAATTGTGGTACCGTTTTATGTTCTTTTATAAACTCACTTTCTACTAACTCGGTCGTGTAAATTATTTTATGTTTATTCAGAAAATTTTTTAGTAATTCGCACCATTTACAATTTTCTTTTGTATATACTTTAACATTTCCTTTGAATTTATATTTACTGGGTTTCACAAAAGAAGATAATGAAATACTAGCTAGATTACATACAGCACTTTCATCTTTATCGCTATATTCAATAATTTCACAACATAAATTAGACGAACGAATAGTTCCTAAATTTTTTTGGTTACTCTTTTCGTTACACGCGTCTTTATATAACATATAAGGCGTTCCAGTTTCCATTTGGCTATCTAAAATTTTAAACCATAATTCACGCGCTTTCATTTTCTTTAAAAACCTACCTTCTTTAATATATTGTTCGTATAATTCAGTGAATTGAACACCATATACTTCAGACAACCCTTTACATTGGTTTGGACACATTAAGTACCATTCTTCATCTTTTTCAATCTTATTCATAAAAAGGTCGGGAATCCATAAAGCATAAAACAAATCACGAGCTCGCATTTCTTCTTCACCGTGATTTTTACGTAGTTCAAGAAATTCTTCAATATCGCCGTGCCACGGTTCTAAATACATAGCAAAACTACCATTTCGTTTTCCACCTCCTTGATCCACATAACGAGCTGTATTATTGAATACTCTTAACATTGGAACAATACCATTGGATGTTCCGTTGGTTCCTAAAATATGAGTTCCTTTTGACCGAATATTATGAAGATGAAGACCAATTCCGCCAGCCCATTTTGAGATAGACGCGCATTCATGGAGAGTATTGAAAATACCATCAATACTATCGTCTTCCATTCCTAATAAATAGCACGAACTCAATTGTGGTCGCGATGTTCCTGAATTATATAATGTAGGAGTAGCGTGAATGAATAATTTTTTACTTAATCCGTCATACGTTTCTTTAATTTTTTCAAGATTTTCGCCATGAATTTGAATAGATACTCGCATCCATAAATGTTGAATATTTTCAATTACTTTATTATCGTAACGCATTAAATAAGAACGTTCTAATGTTTTATATCCGAAATAATCAATTAAAAAATTACGTTCATATACCATCATTGATTCAAGTTCGTTATGATATTTATGAACAAGTTCGCAATAATGTTCTGACAAATATCCTTTCTTTTTGGATAATGTTTGAATGCTTTCTAATAATGTATGTTTTGTCTCTTTATGATGATTCGAAATACAAATATATCCGGCTAATTTAGAATAATCATAATGAATAGAACCCATAGAAGCACATTGCTCGGCCATTAATTCATCAATCTTACATGTTTTAATGTTATCATATAATTGGTCAATGATTTTTACGACTAAACCACTATATTGGATTTCAAGATTATATTTGTCTCCTAATTTTTTAGTTCGTTCTAGAATTTTATCATAAGATAATAATTCTTTTTTATCATTACGCTTGATAACATTAAAGGTTTTCATTAATATAGTATATCATTTGATTTTATATATTTTATTAAATACATTATATAAAAATTGAAATTATTTAATAGTTTCGTGGTATAACAAAATGACTGATTCTATGGGTTCGATTCATAGTATAAATGAATCTGATAATGGAATATACAAACAAGGTATCGAAAGAACTAAAAATGCGCTGGATAAACTAGAAAAAACAAAAATGAGATGTTTTAATAACGATTGCGTAATAGGAGGAACAAAAAATGATATATTATCACATCTTAAAGGCGGTCCAGCCAAAAATTTAGTAAACTCTTGGTTTAAATGTAATACCGATAAGTGTGATTATTGTGGAGAACCAAAAAGTAAAACAACTCAATTAGATAGAGCGCATTGTAATAAAGATAGTTGTGATAGGTCATCGTTATTAGAAAAATCTATTCATATTCATTATATAGATGAACAAACACCTATTAAAATTAAAGATATTTTAAAAACGTTTATTAAATATCACGAAGGTATACCACTTTTCATATTATGTAAAAAATGTCATCATATTTATGATAATAATGTTTAAAAATATGAATGTCAAATAAGTTTATTACATATATTATTTGTTTTGTTCAGTTTATATTTTTGTCTATATATTTTATATCTTTCGTAATAGTATCGCAATATTTTTTATGATAAATGCGTAAAACATTCAACCGACGTTTTTTAGAAACTGCTGAGTTATGTAAGTTTTTCATATATTTTTCGTAACAGATTCCTTTATAGCAATACGTCTTTTTTTTGTATTGTTTTTGAGTTTATACCAATGATTTAGAGATTTTTTTAATTGAATCATATATATTATGAAGTTATATCATTGAATTGAATCAAACACTCATTTAAATTTATCACTTCTTTTTTTATACGTTTGGTGGGTTGTCTGGAATGATATTCACCGCTATCACGTTCCTTTAATATAATATCCCATATAGTTTTTATTTCTTCCAATGTTTTATTGAACCATAGCTTACAACGAGGTACGTATACACATGAATAAACCTCTAATTTCCAATATACATTTTTAAACCATTCATATTCGGTCCTTTCTTCATCTAACCATTCTTCTACATTTGTACACGATAAATCCATATAGTCATATACAAAATCATTGTTATTTACATATACCTTTATAATTCCCTTGCGTTTTTGGTCACATGTAAAACAACCTGAACCATCTTCCATATACTCATTATAACCATCATATTCTACAAATTTTGTCTCTACAAAATCACATTCGTCTAAGTTACATACTTCCATTTGTAATTGCATTTGAATATAATAGTCTTCTTTCGGTATTCCAGTAATTACCCGACTCACCACATTTTTTACTTCAATCATTCTACCAAAATTATTATTACCTGTAACAATACCGTCAGGTGAAGCTGCTAAAAAAGTATGTTCTGGATGTTCTATACAACCAAATTCGCTTATAGTTGTATCATTCAATAATTCATATAATTGAATAGTAATATGTTCATATTTGTGACCCCAACTCATAGGTGTTTCCGTTAAAGACGAATTATATTTACTTGTATCCATTGGCTTACATTTTTCGTAAATAAGTTGATTTTTTACTTTTTCTTTTGTAGAGTATGCTTTCCAAGCATTACTTGCCGTAATATGATTATATCTGAAATCATACCATTCTTGGGTTCGTTGTTGTGGTTGGTCAATATTTTGAAGATATTTTATATGTTCAATCATATCGGGTCTTATAGAAATTTGTTCTTCATAAGTACTAATAAAAGTATTCATACTTCGAACAAAATTTAAGGATTTTAACATATCATCTAATTTATTAATTCCGTCTTCATTTATTTTTAATTGGGTAATTAATAATTCTCTATACGAATTATTAACTATACTATGCGGGTTATCGTGTAGAATAGATAACATAGATATGTCTATTAGTTCCATTAATAATATTATAGTAATATTATTAAATCAATTTTCAATATCTTTTATTTTAGGTTTCTTTTTTAACGTAGACGGTTTATCTTGAACCAAGCTAAATGTTCTAGTTTGATTATTAAATGTTAATCCTGGAATAGACTCTATATTTCCAGTATCTTGATTATAATTCAATTCATTATTTTTACTTAATTTTTTTCGTTCAATGATTTTAATCAAAAAATTAGTTGTTTTAGAAAGTTCTTCTTCATTTAAATTATAACTTTCACTTATATCTTTAATATATTTCTTTATTTTATTTATTTTAGCAGTCTTTGTTAATTTAGACCATACACCTTTACGATTTTTATCCATATCTTCATTCAAAAAATTAGCCAATGATTCCTCGGTTGTTTCGATTATTTTACTATTTAGTGTATTTCCAGTATGAATCATAGTACGATAATTCAAAGCATTTAATTCTTTACATTCACTTTTCAGTTCATTCATTAATAATATATATATTATATGTTTAATTCATATGAAACATATAATATATAATGATGGTGTAAAAAAAAATATATATGATTTAAATTATGATATATCATATCAAATAACTTACATAGAATATATTTTTAATGATATATCTTTTCAATATGATAACTATATACACAATGAATTAAAAAAGAAATATAGTTCGTATAAACAACAAGATAAACTGAAACATAAATTTAATCCAGACTTACATATTAGTTATAAAGAAATGATTAAAAAATTATATGAATCTAATTTAAAATGCTATTATTGTAATTGTAGTGTATGTATTATTTATAATAAAAAAAAAGCACATAACCAATGGTCTCTTGAACGATTAAATAATAATATAGGTCATTATAACGATAATACGCGTATTTCATGTTTACGTTGTAATTTACAACGACGAACCGATAATCATGAATATTTCAAATATTCAAAGCAATTTAAAATAAATCGTATTGAATAAATTAAAATATAAACATATTATTTTATCCTAATCAATGAGTTATATATTAGACCAAAATCAATTATTATTAGTTAAGTTAATGAAATTTTATGATGAAAATAATAACTTACATAAAATGTTATCCATTATTAACGGTGAATCCAAAATTTCTTTAAGAATTATAGATTGGTTTACAACTAATTATGCTAAGAAATATTTTACCAAATATAAAAACAATAAAGATAAACGATTTATTGTATATGAAGACTATAAATTAAATTTAAAAGCATTTAAAAAACAACGTTTTGATCCATTTTGTAGATGGGAAAGGATACAAGTACCTTATGGTGAGGATTCAAGTATTGAGACAACCATTGGACAATTAAACTTTTTTAAATGGGCTCTTGAAAATAATATTATAGATTATATTGAAAAAAATTATGAAGATATAGAAGAAGATATGAACAATAATAATAGTTTGTCTCGAAGTAAAAAAAATATAAACATTACACGAAAAAAAAGGCAAGAATTATCCATTTCGGCTAGTAAATGTTTAAAAAAAGAAACAGTTGAAATTACTGTTAAATTTAGTTAAAAAACTATTTGATATATTCATATGGGAAATATTTATTCGTCTTTTCCAATGATACATTTTCAAGATTTATATAATGATAATTCTATCTTAATTAATACTTTACCTGAAACAGAGCAAACTTGTCTCATTCATAAAACAATAAAAGCAAATGACGAAATAAATCAAATGAATAATTATATTAAAACAAATAAGAATATTATGATTATTATTTATGGTAAAAATTATAGAGACAAAACTATCATAAAAAAGTTCAATCAACTTAAAAAATTAGGTTTTATAAATGTTCATATATATTTTGGAGGTATATTTGAATGGTTATTACTTCAGGAAATTTATGGAAATGATAATTTTAAAACAGACGGTACAACATTAGATATATTACAATTTAAATAATTAATTATTATATTTATATGGAAGAATTCAAACAAAGTAAACTTTCTAAAACAGAATGGATTAGTATAGAACAAAAATTAGACAAAAGAAATAATTATCATGAACATTATCAAAACCGGATATGATAATGTTCTTATTCAACATAATACGCATTTATCATTAAATCAATGTATTAAAATAGACCATAAGGATTATCATTATTATATTTATGTATTTATAATTAAACCTATTTTAAAAAAAAAATATAAAAAATATGATTTAATGGAATTAAAGTTGAAATCCCCCAAACAAAAATTAAATAATGCCGATAAAATCCGAATTCAAAACATTCAAAATATAGAAACTTCTATTGAATTTATTATTATGGATAATTACAAGAAATTGGTTAAATCTAGTAAAGTTAAATATTATTTTAATATACTTTATTTATTCAATCATTATGATATTAATATACATTTTAAAGATATTTTATTAAAACATATTTCTAATTATAGTTTTAAACCAACTGATATTTTATTGAATTGTAATGAAGTCATTGAAAATAACTCTATATTTGACTATAAACCTATCGAATTACATAAACACCAAAAAGATATATATACTACACTTCAAGAAAATAAGCGGTCTTTAATTTTTTATACATCACCTACAAGCTCTGGAAAAACAATAACTCCTATAGGCATTTGTCAAAAATATAAAGTTATATTTATTTGTGCGTCTAGGCATATCGGAATAAATTTAGCTAAAAGTGCTATTAATGTAGGAGTTAAGACGGGATTTGCCTTTGGTTGTGCGTCTAATACTGATATTCGTTTACATTATTTTTCTGTAAATAGTCGTACCAACGATAAATATAAAAATCCAATTCATACAGATGGTTCTAAATTAGAATTACTCATTTCAGATATACATTCTTATGAACACGCAATGAACTATATGTTATCTTTCTTTGACAAAGAAAATATTATACTTTTTTGGGACGAACCAACTATTACGATGGATTATGATGACCATGTTTTACATAAACAGTTGTCTCATATTTGGAAAATAAATCAAATACCACGTATTATATTATCTTCGGCTACATTACCAAATGATTTACAACCCATTATAGATAATTACAAAGTTAGATTTGAAGGCTCGTTTTATAAAATAGAGACAACCGATCATATAAGTAATATTATTTTAATGGATAGTTCAAACCAAATCATTATGCCTCATAATTATTTTGGTTCTACAAATGAAATAAAGATATTTATAGAGACAAAAGGCCCTTCTTATTTAAAATTTTTAAGTGTTTGTGAATGTTCTAATTATATTTTAAATTCATCTTATAAAGAAAAATTTAATTCACTTTCCATAAAAAATATTGACTCGCATAAAATTAAATTATTTTATTATGACGTAATACAAAACGAGTTATTCAAAACAACTAGTCATACAAACTATAAAAACGATACTATGTTTACAACAAAATCATCGTGTAGTATTACTTATGGACCTGCTATTTGGATTATAGACGATGTTTCATATTATACAAATAGATTGATTTCTCAAATGAGTATTCAACCTTCTATATTAGAACAACTAGACAAAAAAATAACCTATAATCATAATTTAAATGATAAAATAAATAAATTAAAAAAAGATTATCAAGATAAAATCGCAAAAGATGAAGGAAATGAAAATAAAATGAAAAATCAACGATTTAGTCCCGAAGTCGTACAATTATCCAATAACATCGAAAAATTAGAAGCATCCTTTAAATCAATACAATTAGACCCTTTATATATACCAAATACATACGAACATTATTCGCGTTGGTCTTGTTTAGACAATTATAATTCATCTAATGTATTCAAATCAGAAATAGATGAACATTATGTAAATCGTATAATGAATACAAAGGTAGATTTTAACTATAAAGTTCTACTTTTGCTAGGTATTGGTGTATTACATAAAAATGATATTATATTCAATGATATCATGAAAGAATTAGCGGATTCAAAATATTTAATGCTAATATTAGCAACAAGCGATTATATTTATGGAACTAATTATCAGTTTGCTCACGGTTATTTATCAAATATAAAACATATAACTCAGGAAAAAATAATACAATCTATTGGACGTGTTGGCCGAAAAGAAAAAAATAAATCATTTACATTCAGATTTTTAGACGCATATTATACAGAATTATTCTTTGAAAATAAACCTTCTAAAGAAGGTAAAAA